CAAAAAATTACCCGCGCATACCAAGCGTTTACTGGTAACATATGCTTGGAACAAGTTTGCAAAAGCAGAGTCTATCACCCGTGTATATACACCTAAGACTTATGAGATTGAGGGCTGGGAGCCAGAAGATCTCGGCGTCTCTCTGCAGTAATGTCTATTAATTACAAGCCATGCCCTGACTGTGATGGTCGGGGCTATCAAGATCGGTATGTATTTTCTACGTTTGCTGGTGAGTATCAAGCTGGTGAGCTAGTAAAAGATGGCATCAAAGACTGCATTGAATGTGGATCGCAGGGTGAAGTGCCGCTTGATCTTGACTTTGAGGATTGATTAGCTGCATTAATGCAGTATGAAATCATACCTTAAACACATCGAAGACACAGCAGCGGGGCATGACGTCTCGCTGTTGAAAGCATTCAAACAAGCTGACATTCCAACGTCAACTTATTACAGAACAATCAAAGGTGAGACTGAGCTAAGGTATGATACAGCAGTGAAAGTATTTCATGCCATCGAATACATCCACGCAGCCAATGAAGCCCGAAAGCAATCTGAAGAACTACGAAAGATTGGTAAGCCTTTTAGTAGCCGCACGGTACAAGCAAAGTTTAAGTCAAGAAGCCTTAGCTCATAGCATAGGCTGCGCGACTTCACTGGTACACAAGTGGGAGACGCACAAGCGTATTCCCTCTGGGTTCATGTTAATATGCTGGCTTGACGCATTGGATCATTCAATTGAAATCAAAGAGAAGTGACTCAATAAATTGCATTGCATGTCAAACAAAAACAACTTGGTTCGTTGCAGTGCTAAAACAAAACAGCAAAGGCACAATGGAAAAGCATTGGTTCATTTGCTTGCACTGTTACGAGGAAGATAAATGGCAAACCGTAACAAGATCAAAGGAACTTACCACGAAAAGTGGTTCGTCGACTGGCTCACGAAAGCGCAGATCAAAGCGAAACGCCAGCCCCTCAGCGGCAGCTTGGGGGGAGAGTATAGCGGCGACATCAAGCTCGAACTCTTCGGACAAGAACTGGTGGGAGAAGTAAAGTACAGGGACAAATCAAACTTCCCTAGCCCATTTAAAGTATTAGAAGGCAGAGACATTGCTTTCTATAAACGGCGGTCTGGAGAACCGCAAACAGTGGTCATCATGAGTGGTGATCAATTCCTAAAGCTAATGGAGAACGCAAATGGAATCACAGACACGAATAATAAAAGCTCACCTTGAAGCTGGACTTGCAATAACTGCAATGGAAGCCCTTCATTCTTATGGATGCTTTAGGCTTTCAGCTAGAATCTATGACTTAAAGCAATCAGGTTTTCATGTAGAAAAAAGAATGTTTGAGTTAAAGAATGGCAAAAAAATAGCGGAGTATTACAAGCCATGAAGAAACCTAAGTCTGTATATCAAGCTGTTCAAGGTGATGTCTGGTCTGCACACATCAGCAAAGCTACAAGCTCACCTCACTATGCTAAAGAATACAAGCGTTCTAACTATGTGTTGGACACGCTTGAGATCAACGCTCGCCGCATCAAGAACGGCGAAGCGGTGGGCGCAAGCTTTCTCAAAGGTAAAGTAAAAGAACAGCTATTAGCTGAGACTGACTTAACTGAGTCTGACTTCAAAAAATATTTTGACTAAGCTGCATATATGCAGTAGTCTAAGCCTTATAATAAAAGGAGAACTCAATGGAACGCAAAGGTTTCATCGGCGGCAGTGACTGCGTAAAAATTATGAATGGTGAATGGCAAGAGCTATGGGCCATCAAGACTGGCAGAATGGAGCCAGAAGATCTGTCTGATAATATAGCTGTGCAGCTTGGCTCTGTTACTGAAGACTTCAACCTTGGCTGGTTTGAAAAAAGATACAAGTGCGTCTTGTCAGATCATCAGCGTGAGTATGAAATGATGCTTGGCAGTGTGCCAGCCAAAGGAACTATAGATGCCAAGTGGAATGATGACATCGTAGAGGCCAAGCATACGAATGCTTTTAATAATATGGAGGATATCGTTAAGAGATACCTTCCTCAAATACAATTGTACTGTCACCTTGCAGACCTTGATGGCGCATATCTTTCAGTCATCTTTGGTAACAGCAAGTGGGAGGGTACTCATGTCAGCTACAGTGCAGACTATTTCAATTCTATGTGGGCAGTGGTCTCGGACTTCTGGGGTTACGTTGCTGATGACAGGGAACCGCCAGAAGCGGATGTGCCAACCTTATCTACTGAAAACATCTTGGTGGATAACATGGTCGTGCGAGATGCCAGCAAAGACAATCAATTCGTCGATGCCGCAGTCACATACATCCAAGGGTTTGAAGCCAACCGCGTGTTTGAAAACGCAAAGAAAGATCTCAAAGGAATGGTCGCAGCAAACGAAAGAGAAGTGTACTGTGATCAACTTTCCCTCAAGAGAGACAAGCGGGGATCACTCCGCATAACAAGGAGAACCAAATGAATATGAAGCATTGGGATAATTTATCCAAGTCAGACCCAAAGTATCTAAAGCAAGTAAGCTTTGGCTCGCGCAGCTTTACAGCTATTGATCCACAGTATCAGGTCAGAATGATGACCGAAGAGTTTGGTGCAGTAGGTGAGGGCTGGGGCTGGCACAACACAACTGAGGTTGTGCATGTTAGCAACGGAGATAGCGCTGTGCTAGCGCATGTGTCTGTCTGGCACGGTACACCGGCCAATACCTTTGGCCCGTTTACTGGATGCCGTAAATTCTTTGACGCCGCCAAAGGCCGCATGGCTGAGGATGCGCCCAAGATGGCAGTCACCGATGGTTTGACCAAGGCACTGTCGCACCTTGGCTGTAATGCTGACGTCTTCTTAGGTGAGATGGATGGCAATAAGTATGCAGCAGATAGCGGCAACAAATCAGCCGGCAATAGCTGGTAAACAAAAGGAGCCAGAAGCATGGCAGAGTACGACAACAATAACACAGGCGCAGCCTTCACACCGTTCCCATCACAGCAAATGATCTTGCAGGGTAAGATCAACGTTGATGGTACAGATTCAAAGATCGTTTTGGTCAAAGATGAAACGCGTGATGGTCGCCAGATCATCGAAGTGTATCAGAAGATGGGTACATTCTTTGAGAATGATAAGAAGTCTAATGCCGCAGCGCCAGATTACTCTGGCCCACTTGGTGATGCAAAGCGCATTGCCGGTTGGCGCAAGATGAAAGACAACAAACCATATATGTCTTTTCAAATCAGCGATAAGACAGATGGTGCGCAAGGACAACAAGGTGAATCCAACCCCTTGCAAAGTGATGCAATACCATTCTAAGATGGTGTTGTTCTCCGAGGTACTTCTCCCAAATCTGTCTACCTCACAACTGCAGGGCTTTTATAGCCCTGCTTTTTTTTGGAGTAACACATGACCAATCTTGAAAAGATGATGGCCGATGCCAAGGGCTGCAATGAAAGGCTCAAAGAAATTAATGGGCTTTCAAGGAGAAAGCCAAAAGCAGAGCCGACATTGAAAGAGCCACATCAAGGCTACGGCGAAGGGTGGCGCAATAAACCTTTGACTGACGATGAGCTTGCCGACATAAAATATTTCAGAAGAAGAGGCTGGTGCGTCACATCAATAGCTATGTTTCTAGGCATAAGCAAAAGCACAGTGGAGAAATACAAATGATTAAAACATGGATTGTAATTATGGTTTTCTCATCACCGTATGAATGTGCTGACTTCATAGAAAAATATCCGCACAATTTATATGGCCCAGCGCAATGTATCATTCAGTATGAAAAAACAAATATTGTGCGACCTAAGCGCAAGCCACAGCAGGAGAATAAATAATGAGATTAAATTACAGAAGGCTAAAATACTTGAGAAAAGAACGAGAGATAAAGCAATTAGAAATGGCTAGAAGTATTGGTTTAGAGCAATCATTGCTTTCTAAATATGAAAATGGAAAAGTTCCAAATCCATCTGCTGCAATAGTTAAAGCAATGGCTAATTATTTAAAATGCGATATGGAAGATCTTCTTTTAACAAAAGAAGAAAATAGTAAAACAATTTCAAATCGAATTGATGTTCATGTTTATTTTCATTGGGAGGAGAATAAATAATGGATGTAACCCCAGCGCATAAAGTTGAACTAGACTTCCTCAAGCGCAGAGTTGATCGCCTGATTGATGAAGAAAACAGAACAGACCCACATCCAAATGTTAAGCAAGACTTGTGGGCTGCGCGTTCTGAATTAAACCAGTTTGTAAACAAGCTAAGAGAAATGGGGTACAGCATATGACGCAAGACGAACTGCGTGAGGCAATGATTAAATCAGCTAAAGAAGGCAAGTCGCGCATTCTAAAGCGCGATGGTCAAACCCAATCTTTAAAACATAACATGGCCCCAGATTATAATATGGGTGGCAGAGATAGTAAGCCAGAAACAAAAGAAATTATCAGGCTGGCATTACTAGGTAAAAGTAAGGACGCTATCTGCAAGCGCATGTCATTTTTAGGGTACAGTAGAAAGCGAACACTTGCTGTACTTCATAGACATGAGGATAAGATCGTGAGGCCAGCACCTTCAGTGATCGAAAACCGCGAGTTTAAGATTAAAATTAAATGCTGACCCCAGAGTTTTATACCATCAATTCAAAGTGAGGGCCATCAATAAATGGTCTTTTATCCTGACTTCTTCTTAAATCAACATAATAATTCATAGCATCTTCCATACTTGATGAATAATCTTTTGTTACAGTTTTTCCATTATGTAGTTCATATGTGTGAGAGCCACCTTCCCACTCAGCAATGTTATTTATCTGCCAAGCCGCACCCCATCTTACCTTAACACCGCAAGCTTCAGATCCTTCCTTCATGGCGTCAGCAATTTCATCATAGAGATTGAGTTCCCATCTGGCCCCTCCACAGTAAGCCATAAGATCAACAGCTAAACCGCCAATATGTTTGCTGTTCATTGTTTTACTTGCGCCTTTGGCAACTAACTTTCGCTGCTCTTCAATAGTTCTCAGCCCACAGATTACACTGAAGTCTTGCTTGGTAACATTGATTGCGTACTTAACCACTGCAACCATGCGCTCATCAACGCCCTCAAGTTTAGCAAGACTATTCTTTCCTAGCTTGTAACTCATTTTTTTAATCCTTTCATTGTACGGATTCCAAAGCTTGCAGCTATTGAAGCGTACATTCCCCATTGTACCCACATCGGACAGTTAGATAAATTATCAAAACCAACACGCATTGCATCTTGCCAACTTGGTATAAAATTAGCGCAAAGAATAGCTACAAAAACTATAGTCCATAGCTCATCTTTCCAAGAATCCTTTGATGCTTCTATTGCTGACTGCTCCCAGTCCATTTCACCAGTAGCTTGCTTGAGTTTAATCTCAGCATTAGCTTTCTGAACAGCAGCTTTACCGTCTAAGTAACTGGTAGCTAGCCCACCAACTGCACCTATAATCTGACCAATCATTTCTCATGCCCTACCCATACTGCGAAAGCACCTGTGAGAGCGCCTGTAACGGTTGCTGTAAGCGCGGTAGCTTGTGTGCTTACCACATCCTGCGGCAAGGACATAAACCATTCTATAACGCGAA